GGACTGCCGTGACGGCATGGCGTCCTGAATGTTGGCCCACACCTGCGCGAGCGGCACCCACGAGACGACCGCCGTGTTATACGACGTGTCTCGCGTCTCGACTTTTCGCTCAATAGTGATGCGCCTGTCCAGCGGGCCGATGTTCATATGTGGCTCAGTTTGTACGGGTCCAGCAATGAATTTACGAAATCCATGCCGACGCTGGCGTCCGTTTGCGTGCTTTGCGCCTGAATTGCCGCAGCAGCTTGCGCGCGGATCCAGTACCGAAGTTCTGCCGGCACGTCGCTGGCCGCTGCGCCATAGCCGGCCACCAGCGTGATAATGACGGAATTTTCCTCGGTGCGGACGCTCGGCCAGGTATTTAGCCCCGCCTCATAAATCCACCCCGGCAGCCTGTCGGCGTCGAGCGTGTACGTGTCAGCCGCCAGCGTCTGCAGCGTGCCGATGCTGTCGTAATACTGAATTGATGTGATCGACACAATGGGCAGCTTGCCGATCCGGATGCCATCGACCGGAAACTCGTCGAGTATCAATTGCCACGTTTGCGTGATCAGGGCGCGCCCGGTCAAATCCTCGCACCTTTGCCGGGCGGCCTTGATCAGCAGCTCGATGGTCGCGTCCAGCTCCGGCCCGTCGATGCGGGCGTCCAGCTTTACCTCGTCCACCGTGGCCGGCTCCACGCTCGGCGCCACCGTCCGCTTTAGAGTCATTGTGTTTTGCCCCCGCGCCCGGTGCTTGTCACCGCCTTGTTTTTAATCAGCGGCCCGCCAGCCAGGTCGCACGCCTCGATCCATGACGGATCAGCCGCTGCGGCGAGATAGTCGGACAGCTCGCGCTCGGTGCCGGCCTCGAAAGTCTCGGTCGTCCTGCCGTCCTGCGAGCCCGGAAACGTGCGCTTGATTCTATACAATGCCATGTCAGCCTCTCTCGATTAGGTGCTGCTTATTTATCGGCGCGCTGTGATCGTAGGCGGCCTCGATCTGTTCTGCGGTAGGCAGGTTTTCGCGCTCAGTGTAGGTTATTTTCAGCGCCCCGTCACCGTCCACATTGAAATGAACGTCCCGCGTGTCGTAGCCGTACAGGCGCTGTTGGTCGGTCAGATTACTGTCCATCAGCGTCGTATTGCGCGGAAAGTGCAGCTTTATGCCGCGCTGATGCGCCTTGCCGAGCCAGAATTCAACACACCCGCGCCCCTTTTCGGCGTCGTGTACGTTCGCATAGCTGAAATCCATGCCAAAAATGCTGATTTCGGTCGCCTCGGCCCATATGGCAAACGCCACCGCATAGGCTGCCGTGCTGTTGAAATAGGCGTGCCCCAGGTCGTTCAACACGTCCTCGAGAGGAAACTCCACGACAGACGGGTAATCTGGATGTGTGCGGCTCGACACGATCGGCACATTGCAGGTTTTCATCCATTCCAGCATGGCCGCGATGTTCGACTGCGGGCGAGCGGCTGCGCGCACCTCCTGAATTCTCACGTCGTCCATGTGAAACACGACGTCGCAGTTCAAAACGTCGCCCATCGCGTTAATGCTCCAGACTTGATCATACACGCGGCGGCGTCCGCCCTGGCGCTTGATCAGGTCCATATAGTCGGCGGACGATGGCCCCAGCCCAATGATAGCGATCGACTTGCGCGGCTTTTGCTCCGGTATGTCCGCCCGGCTGCAGACGGCCACCAGTGTGCGCCCTTGCACGTCGCGCTCGACGGGCGACTCAGCGCCTAGCTGGCCGTGCCACTCGTCCACAGCCCAGCCGCAGGACTCCAGCAGCTCGGCGAATTCGATGCGCGTGTAGTGCCTGAAATGGAAAGCCGTTGTCGTGCCGTCGGCGCGCTGCCACGGCATAACGGATTCATTCGGGACGCTGGCGACGAGGCGCTGGCATGACTGGCGCAGCGCCAGCAGCAGCGGTCGCGGGTCTTCAATGTGCTCAATCGTTTCAAACGACACGCCCCAGTCAGACGCCGGCAGCTCGCCTGGCGCCTCGCCGTTGCGGACCTCAAACTGCGTCGCCCCGGCGATGCTGTAATGCTGCCGCGCATACTCGATCGTCTCGCGGTCTATGTCATAGCCGCGCACTGATGCCAGCCGGCGCGCCATGATTTCCGTGCCGTAGCCTATGCCACACGCGAAATCAATCACGGTGGCGCCAGGCGTCAGCAGTCCTGCGGCGAATTCATAACGCGCCACATGATCGGCGCGGATTTCGTTTATTTCGGTTGTTACTTGGCGCTCGCCAGAATGTAAAGCCATGATAATTTCCCCCATCGGAAAATGAAAAGTGCCGGGTTCCACGGCGTCGATGTGATGGGCACCGACCCAATTCGTTTACGGGTTGGCCTGCGGTGCGACGTTGGGCGAGTGCAGCACAGCGGCCACCCCTACCACGCCGACCGAAGTCGTACCCGTTTGTACTGCGTTGACTCGGACGTATCGCTTGTTACCGATATATCCAATGCGCTTGGTGACTTCCTTGCCAGTGCCCGCCACGCGAGCGCCTGCTGCCAGCGAGAACAGCGCCTCGGTGCCTAGCAGGTCGGTGTCGGCCACACTGGTCAGCGTGCCCGTGACGTCGCCCTCAAACACCACCATTGTCACAATGCTGCCGGTCGTGGTCACAGCGCCATACGACGCGATAAACTCGACGCCGCCATAGCCTTGACGGTCCACGACGATGCCGGTTTTCGTTGCGTTGGCGCCGATTGCCAGCGGACTGATAACGGTTTTCGTGCGTGAATTGTTGTGTAGATCATTCATTTGGGTTCCTTTGGGTCGGATGTGTGCCGCCCGCACTCACGGTCCTGCGTTGATGTGGCGCGCTGTGCCGCTCCAGCGCGCCTGCTTAAACTACGACGTCGCGAAGCGCATCAGCTTCAAAGCTTCGAAATTTGAAATGCCTCCACCGACGCGCCGGCGGAAATTGTACTTCGTCTTGCCCTTCGCCGTGATGTTGTCACGGATCAGGCTTGTGCCGACACGGTTCGCAATGGTGTAGGCGCGCTGGAAATTGCCGTAAGCCATTGAAATCGAGCCAGCGCCCAGCGCAGCCAGATTGTCGTCCACCTCGACAGGACTGCCGAGGAAGCGACCACCAAAGCCAGCCAGCGGATCAGGCTGCCACAGGTAATACGAGCCAGAGCCATCCTTGATCTGCCGAGCGGCGGCCAGCGTTGCGTTGTTCATCAGGAACACCGCGCCCGGACGGTATTGCGCTGGCAGCGCGTGCTGCAGGTCGATGATCTTATCGCCGGGTGCCACGGACGCAAAGGCCGCTGACTTGCCGCTGGCAATGTAGCCGACGCTTCCCCACGCATATGATGCGTTGGCGACGTTGCTATACCCTGCAATCCCGCGCGGCTTGCCGACACCGTTGCCAGTGATCAAAGCGGCGCCGATCATTTCGGCAAACCCGATGCCGGCCTCCTCGGCCAGATCCATTTCCAGATCCAGCATGGCGTCCTGCAGCGTTTCGTTATACACCCAGGGCTCGATTTCAGCGGTAAACGCTTCGATTTCGACCTTGCTGTATTTGGGATTCGTCGTCTCGCCGGCAGTTGCGCCGTCCGCCACCCACGATCCAGCCAAGCCCGAGGTTTTTACCAGGCGCTCGTACTTCGCGCTGCCGATGTTCACAACACGCGCGAGGCGGTACATTGCACTGATTGTCGGCGCAATGCGGTCGATTTCGGCGTCCATTTCAGGCAGCACCAAGTATCCGCCGTCCGGGTCGCTGTGCGTCTGCAGCGCCTTCTGATTGATTTCGCCAGAGCGCATGAAAGTTTTAAACGCTTCTTTGCGCTCGATCTGCTCGGCGGTCATTTCAGCTTCGACGCCCTTGCGGCCTGATCGCTTTTGAATCTCACGATTCTCGTCAGCCAGTGACTTCAGCTCCGCATTGATCGCGGCCAGCTTGCCGTCCACTTCAGACGTGCCCATGCCTTTTTCGATCAGCGCCAGGCGCTGGTCGTTGGCCGCTTTGAATGCTTCGAAGTTCTCGCCCTGCTTTTGAATCAGTTCTGCAATATCCATGTTACCGTCCTCAGTGTGAAATTTTATTAAGAGGCGAATTTACCAGCGCCTCGCGGATTCTTAGCATCGCGTCGTCCGCTGCAGATTCGCTCCGCGCAATCGACTTGATTTTGCTCAGGAAGGCAAGCGCCTGTCCTTTGCTGATGCCTGCCTCCCGCAGGTAGTCCTCGGCGTCGCGCAGCGTGATGATACCATCCACCGCCTTCACGCCCTGCACTCGTGCCGCGTCGTTCGCCGGAAATGTCACCAGCGAATTCTCCCACAGCTTAACCTTTTTCAAGGTGTTGATACCCGTCACCTTGTCGTATGATTCCTCACGCGGCGTGAAGCCGATCGACATTCCCGAGATCGCGCCCATTTTCAACAGCTCGTAAGCCTCGGCGCCGCGCTGGGTTTTCATGGCGATCTGCCCTCGCACGCGCAGGCCGATGCTGTCCTCGTCCATTTCGGTATACACGCCCATCGGCTCGGCGCTGCGGTGCTGCCACAGCATGGCCGGCATGGTGCCCTTTGCCTTGTGCTCGGCCAGGCTGTCCAGAAACGCGCCCGGCGCGACTACTTCACGGTAACTGTCCAGCACGTCAAATACCGAGGCATAGCCGGTAAATACACCCGTCTCCTCCACTGTCTCGGCCTTGAAACTGAATTCCCGCGTGTGCAATGTCATGCCGCTGCCCCTGTTGTGCTGTTTCCAGTGCCGACGATATTCGTCGGAATTCTCAGTCTGTCGCTGGCGGGATCCTTGTCCGGGTTCATGTCGAGCGCGTCGCGTGACTCGTTGACGGTCATAATACCGCCGTTTGTATACGCCAGCAATATCTCCTGCGTGACCTTCGCAGATCCGCGCAGCAACCCCTCCTCGACGAAATTCGTATACATGCCGGCATCGCGCTGGCGCTTGGTCAGCAGCGCCTTGTCCGCGCTTTGCTCTATGCGCGTAAACCACGGCGACAGTGTGTGCACGACGTGCGCCAGAAACATCTGCTCGGCGCTGGCATACGTCGTATTTTTTGACTCAGCCCCGACCATGATCGGATTGACCCGCGCAAACCTGCAAACCTCCTCGACCTGGTAGCGCCGCGTCTCCAGGGTCTGCGCGTCAACGCCCGACATTGCCGTCTGCAGCCACTTTGCGTCCCGGTCCACCACCATCGGGCGCCCAGCATTTTGAGCCCCGCCCATGTTCTCCTCGATCCAGTCGCGCAGCTCCTTCCACTGGGCCGGCTTGAGCGTGCCGCTGACCGAATACGTCCCGCTCGCGCGCACCCCGTTGCTGTGTAGCCGACTTTGCGACTCCTCGATCGCCATGTCTAGCCCCATCGCTTCGCGGGCGATCTTCACCGCCTGCAGCCCTTGCCAGCCGTCCCACGAAGGACCGCGCACATGCCAGATGGCCTCGGCTGCAAACTCTCGCTCGCGCCCGTCGTCGCCCCGGACCTTGTAGGTAATCGACCAGTCCGCGTGCTGTTTCGGCGTCACCCTGGCCGGGTTCAACGGTATAAGCTCCAGCACTTCGCCACGCGCCGATCGGTTCACGAAAACGTAAGCGTTGCCGACCAGCACACAGTGCATGACGATCTGTTCGCGGAATTCAAACGAAGTCTGGAAATCATTTGGCGCCGACGCCAGCAGATGGTACAGCGGGTCCGTTCGGGCCGGCACGCGAGTGCGGTCGGTCTGCTGCATCAGCTTAAACGGCACCTGTGCCACGCCCTCGGCGATCACTCGCATACAAGCGAATACGGTGCTCACGCGGATAGCCGTCTCGACGGTCACCGCCTTGCCCGACCAGCTCGGCCTGTAGGCGTCGGTCCCTTTCAGCAGGTCGATGATATTCACCGCCCGTTGGCTGTCAGCTCCTGCAAATGCCGCCGCAAGTATCCCCATTATCGGGCCACCTTGACGCCAGCGTACAGCGTCAGCGCGCCGGCCACAATAAACCCTGCGGGCTCATACGTCAGCCAGGCGCCATACGACAACAGCGACACGCCGCCCAGAATTAGCAGATCAGGAATCCAATTTTTCAAGCGGCCACCTCCCAGAAACTTTTGCCCTGCCCTTCAGGATTCAAAGCCATAAGCGACACCGCGTTGAATGCTGCCATCAGCGGGTCGATCTTTGCAAACCCTGCCGCCTGTTTTGTGATCGTGATCGCGTTGCCGCGCGGCTCGACCTTCGCATTGCCCACGCACCAGGCCATCATCGGCGCGCCGGAATGACTGCAGGCGCCCTCGGCCAGCCACCGCTCCAGAGTCTTGATGGCCCCGGTCAGCTTCCAGCCTTGTGATATGCCGACGATCATGTCCTCGGGTATTTCCTGCGCCATCAGCCCGTCCAGTATGCCGCCAAGCCCGTGCGGATCGACGCCGATTTTATACAGCTTGCCGGTATCATACACGGCCTTGATGATCTCCGCCACATTGTGCACGTCGTCCCCGATCCGCTTAGGCAGAATCAGGTCGCCGTCCGCTGCGAAGTCCCGCAGCCGTGCCGCCTCGGACTTGCGCCGCTCCAACACGCTCGGGTGCGCCCATGCCCGCGACCACAGCAGCTTCTGCCGGGTCTTTTCGTGCCGACCCATCACGGCGAGCCCCAGCAGGTCATCCAGCCCGCCGCCGTCAATGCCCACGCACAGCACGTCCGACACCTCGGCGATATAATCCAGCGACGCCATGGCCGGATCCGCGCAGGCCAGCCAGTGATCCGCACCCGCCCAGCGGTCTGACGCCAGCGCCAGGCCGATCTCGACGTTCAAGTGTTTCGCCATGAATCCGACTAGATCCTCGGCGCCGGCCTCCTGCGCTTTTTTCAACTCCCGCTCCAGGTGATCCCGCGACACGCTGGCCCCGATGTTCGGGTTCGTAATGTGGAAATTCTCAGGCAGCAGGTGCTCATTGGCCGCGATCATGCCCGGCGGAAACTCATACAGCACCGGCACAAATTTGGCGTCGTCGATCGCCCCGTCGCGGACCTTGCGAGCGTACAGCAGCTTTTGACGGAACACTCCGGCGGGCGCTTCGTTGCTCATGGTCGTGAGGTAGATTACAAATCCCTCGGGCCTTGACGTCAGCCCGCCCGTGGCCTCGCGCAGCATGTCAGCCGCGTTTGGTTTCTTGCCGAATAGCCACAGCTCGTCGATCAATACGCCGGTCAGCTTCTTACCGCCCACCGCCTCGGAGTCTGCCGCGATCACCTTCAGCGTCGCTTTCGTGACGCGGTGCGTGATCGTCCTGGTGTGATCCTGCACATGGAATAATTGCGACAGCTCGGGATCCTTGCGGATCATATCGCGCGCTGGATAAAAACTGTTGTTTGCGACTTCCACCGTCGGCGCGAGGATCGCAAACTCTGCAGACTCGCGCCAGTTCAGGACCAGCGCGGTGAGCATGATGCCCGCCGCCAGGCCGGACTTAAAATTCTTTTTCGACACCGACAACAGCCATTCCTTGATCTCGCGCTCGCCCGTGACGGAATTGTATGCACCAAACACCGAGCCCACCACGTCGCCGATCCACGGCCTGCACGCCTCGCGCATTGTCGGGCAGCCCGGCACGTCCACCACGCGCAGTTCGTTGAACACGGCCAGCGCGGCGTCCGCCTCCTCGGGATACAGCGGCGGCGGAATCAGTGACTCGCCAGCCACGATGCGGCGTTGCCAGTCCAGACACGCGGTGCTCACGACACCGCCCGCAGCGGTGCAGGACGGGCGCCAAATTTACCGCCGGCGACCTTGCCGGCGTCCTCGTCGCGTTGGCCCTTTTTCGACTCGTCTGGTTTTTTCGCCTGGTACGGCAGCAGCGCCTTTGCCGCGTCCAGCCGATAGCGCATTTCGTAGTCCTCGCTTTGAAACACGCGCACCAAAAAGTCCGCCGCCGTTTTCGGTGCCGGTCCAGCAGGCGCGTCGGCCTTCGCGGTTTTCAGCGCCAGCACTGCAGCCATGACGGCGTTGTGCTTTGCCAGCTTGCAGCCGACGACCTTCGCCGTTTTCGGGCTATACCCTGCAGCGATGGCGGCGTCCACGTTGTTCATGCCGGCGTGTTTTGCCTCGGCGAATTTTTTCTGGCGTGCGTTGATTCTCATGGTTAGCAAGTCTAGTCCACTGGAATTAAATCTGCAAATGGGTCCGATGCGTTTT